TAGCCAATCGTTACCATCAAAAGTATAAAACTGGTCAAACCCCGTAGGTACACCTGTCAATGGAAGTGTCTTATCACCGTGTTTCTTATATCCATACCTCGACCTTATCTTACCATCCTGCATAAAGACGTTACGACAATCGGACATCTCCATATCCTGTATAAGGTCAGGTGGTTGGTCTAATCTCAACCCGCCCTGCGGAGCTAAATATGGTAGGATTTGTGTTTTCATTTCCGATACTTACCATTTGAACATTTTATAACCGGCACTTTTAATATCCTATTGCTATCCGCCTATCGGCAACCAGTAAACGTTTGATGCACCTACAACTTTCCAAGTATCACCCTTGCGCACAGGAAAAGTTATTGAAAGTTGTGGTGATGTTGAATAAACAGCCCCCGTTTTCACATGCTGACGTTTTGTTCCCACTGGAGTTTCACCATAAAGTTCTTGACTTGCTCCTCCAGAAGATGGACTATACGCACAAACAATTCCATCTGTGGTGGCTGTATATTGTTGGTTATTGGATTTTAAAGACCAAGTACCAAAAAGACCCCCTATTGCCGCTATTTGGTCATCTACATACTTCTTAGGAACAATCTTTGCATCACCTGATGGAGTATCGGAAGAGTGCAGTTCTGCACCATTAGGAATGACCGGACTATCGCTGGTATTTGCCTTTATCAAATTCACTGTACCAGTGCCGGCAGCGTTCAATGCTTCTAAATAAGCATCATTGGCAAGCTGTATATCATCTTCATCTACAGAATCAGCCGGTATATTGCCAGATATGTTTAGCTTACCAGCTTTTGTTATTTGACATTCTTCGTCAGAACCGTTCAGATAATGCAACTCTTTTTCGCTGTCAGCAGTCTTAGAGAAAAGAAAACCGTAATCTGCATCGGCAGTGGGTGAAGTCTGAGGATATAACTTCAAATGTTTCGTGCCATATTCACCTTCGGCACCGGTATTGTCGGAAGCGTCAAATCCGTAAAACTGGTCTTTTAATCTATCGCTCAAATCAACACGATGGTCTCGCATTTTATTGTCTATTATATCAGCGATATCACCGCCTTTAGGAGAGTCCACATCCCACGCATTTGTAAAAGCTGCCATTGTCTATTCCTTAATTAAAGTATCTATTGTCTCTCGGTACACAACCGGCACCAGCCTCCGGCTCCATACCTTCTTCGAGATTGCCGTATTTCCTATCGGTATCTTCTCGTATCATATCAGCTATCATATCACTTGCCTTACCTTCCCAATACTCAGCCCTCTCCTCTTCGTAAAAGTACCTAAAGGCTATAGCCACAGCAACGGCCTCAACCACATCTGGATAATTATCTAACAAATCATTAGTATCGGAGTCGCCCGATAAATCGTCCAGAAAACCATAATACTCAAGATTGAGCGTCCACGCAGTATCGTCATTGTCGGAATGGTCAGGTTTGGGGAAAAGATATATCTGACCCCTCTGGATAGCATAGTGCCGAGGTGTACCTACGTCATCAGTGTCTTTGTACTCGATTTTTCTTTCGGCGTCCTGCTTTGTCGTCCTCTTGAGCGGTACTCGACAATTCTCATTATCTATCAATTCAAGACTAATTTCCGTCTTGAACCGAAGGTCGCCGGACGCTGTCGGCAGAGAATAATCCCGCTGCTCATCCACAGTGCTCGTAGTGGCCTCAGACTCCATGAACGAAAAATTGTAGCCCCTGCATATCCTGCGCTGAGCGTCATTGATAAACTGATTTAACAAAGCGTCCGTAACATCGTCCCTGTTAACGATACTACTTACACGGGTTCGCATATCACTTAAATTCATACTGAACTCCAAACAGAATTATTTTCAGAAGCTCCCGACCAGTTAACACCTTCCTTGTTCTCTTTAGACCAGGACGAACTCTTTTCAGCCTTCGCCGACCACGAAACATTATTTTCGCTTTCATTTGCCCACGCCGTCGTTACTCTTTCGGCCTCTAACGTCCACGAGGAGGCCACAGGAGCGTCCTGTGTCCACGAACTCGAATTATTGGCACTGTTAGCCCAAGAAGCTATATCGCTGCCTGACGGCGACCACAGGGCCGTGTGCCGTGATTCCGCTGACCAATCGCTTGACTCTACCGTTTCCGGCAGCCACAAACCCACCGACCGTTTCGCAAAAGGCGGATAGACAAGACCATCTATCCAGTTTATTACAGCATCTAATATACCAAATAGTCTCAAACCGCTTCTCCCTGTGTTTGTAAAGTAGCTGTTTCGTCAATCTGTTGAGTAGTAGCCACTGTTACACCATTTTGTTTGTACGTTACCAATTGGCCACTGGACAATATGACCTTGCCAAAAAACCTGCGCCACAACTGAACTATCATTTCTCTGAAATTAGAAGCCTTACCGGAAGGCTCGGTAACGGCAACTGAATCCAGTCCGTCCGAGGATAGCACTCCCGCTGTGTGATATTCACCAAAACCTACATTATCAGTACCGTCATTGAAAATAACCAAATCACCCGTCTGTATATCACCAGAGGTGGCCGTGTATATACCTGTCGAGCCAATCTCGGTTACATTGATACCGGAGGCCCTCTCTGTGCCGTCAGGTGCATAGATACCGGCTGTGATAGTCTCACCGGAAATATGACCAAATGTAAGCTCATTAGCCATTTTTTCTCCTTGCCTCAAACGTGCCAAGCCCCTTTGTCGTAAATAGACCCTTCTGTGCATTTATGTCTATAATCGGAGCAAACTTAATAAATTCCAGATGGGGGAACTTGCGTCCCGCATCCTGCCAAAACTCGGCCTTTTTAATCGCACTCGGATTAAAGTTTCTACTACCATCACGTATGGTTGTTATGTGAAACTCACCCACCATGCGCTCAAACTTTGCAGCAGCTTCATCCGTCATATTATTCCAGCAATCAAGCTCATTGCCCTCTATATCCCATTTCGCAAGGCCAACCGACTCGATATTATACATCTCAAGAATTTCTTCAATAGTAATCGGTTTTACCCTCTTGAAATTGCGGGTTCGCGTACCTTTGCTATCGTTAAATACTTCTTCTACTTTGTCCTCTGTGGTTACAACACCACCGCCAGTAGCCTGAAAGTCCTCTACAAGACAATTCGCTTCTGGATTATAAGTCAATGCACGGTTCAGAATATGATAGTTTGTGAAGCCGTTATTTATCATATTCAGTTTATACATCTCGCATGAGTCTTCGTTGGCCTCAACTGCAATCAAAAGAGCGTCAGGCCAAAGCTTTTTGGCCATTAAACCAAACGTCCCTATATGACCACCGAAATCAAGAATTACCTTCGGCTCTATCATTTGCTTTAAGTGAAGTAACCGATACGTATCAAGTGTTATTACCTCGTTAATTATAGTAGCATCGTTCGATTGCTGTTCGTAAATCGGCTTGCGCATTGTTACTACCAAGCCGTTATCCAATGTAAAAGTAATCGGAGTAGCTAACGTGTCCTGCGGCCACCACGACTCCTTGCCCTTTATCTCAGTAAAATCTTTTGTGCCGGTAATCCTGTTGAGAAAACCCCTGACATCATCACTGAAAGACGCACAAGACAATTTGTCTTTCATGGCCATAAAACCACCGGCCCAATGCAAAACCTTCAAATGGCGATTATTACAGAACAATTTGCCGTCTTTTACCTCTATCTCGCCCCAAAACTCCCTTGACCGCTCATTGTAATATACATCTTTGGCGTCAACTGTTTTTACGTCATAATAACCAAGATTGGTCAGAAAATTAAAGGCGTACTGGTCATTATTGTAGCCGCCAAATTGGTTATAGACATGCTTCGTCCACTCTTTTGCGAAACGCTGGTTCGTCAAAGCAAAGACACCATCATTGTAGTATGCTTCACGCATAAAACCTGCAACATTAAGCGAACCGGCCACATCATAATCGCCTTCAAGAAACTCGTCAAGGCGAGCAGCAACCACAGTATCAACATCTAAATAAATCACACCGTCATATTCGTTGAGAAGCATATCGCATACGCGGGGCCGCATTGAGACGCCCTGTGGGTATGGGCCGGAGTCCATAAAACTACCTAAAATCTTTTCCTCATCAGAGGCCTCGTAAATAATAAACGGAACGTCTGGATGATAGACCCTGAAGGAATTTTTAACCCTTTGGGCAAGCCGGTGAGTTAATTCGTCAAATGCAATCGTAAAACCAACCCATTTTTTGTCGGGCCTGTTAGCGTCCCATTTCCTATAAACATCTTTTATGGCATTTATAACCTTGACCGGCTCAAGGTTCTCGGCACATTTAGCAGCCTTGCCCTTGAAATCGCCCTTCGGGCAATCGTCCTTGAAATGCAACTGATGGCAAGGATGACATGGGCAATTGTCAGGATGTAATGCAATACAATTTTTCCAGTATTTTGTCAGGTTTTCTTCGGACGAATGGCTCAAAAAGATTATCTTCGGCGTATCATAGCAGGATGCAGCGTTCAATACACCTGTTTCTACACCAACTACAAGGTCAACATATTTAGTTAGTAGCATTGATTGACGTATTGTAAATTGGCCGGACTTGCATAATGTATTGGGGCTGTTCCATTCGAGAATTTTACACATTTCATCGCCGACAGTTACTACTTCTATGTTTTTGTACAAATCGCCAAGAATTGCTACTATCTGCTCGGCCCACGGATAAATCTTGTGGGCTGAAGAACCGGATAACGACCACAAGATTACAAATTTATCTTTCCTGTTAGCCATAAACTCTTGTGCGGCCAATTCTTCTTCGGGCGTAAAATACAATTCAGGTAACTCGCCCTTTTTGTCCTCAAATCCTGCGTGAGCCATTAAGGCGTCCATATAGTTCTTATTGCAGACCTTGTGCCGCTTCTCGTGAGACCACTCATAGCCCGTCCTGTCGCTTATCCTTAATAATCTGTCCTCAACTACGCCACAAAGATTGACAACCTTATCAAAACTTTGACCAATATAGTCCCAATACTTCTCACATTCCTCAATAGGAATAGAGTCGCCTTCCTGTATGATAAACTCGTCAACGTTGGGATTCTCCCTTACTATTTGTGCGGGAACCTCGGATGTGTTAAGAACAACATAGTAGCCCTGTTTTTTGAGTTCTCTCAGGACGGGAGTCGCCCAGAGCATATCGCCAAAAGCGCCGTACCGAATAACTAAAGCCTCTTTGTCGGTAACTTTCTTGCGCGGAAAGACCATTCTGCCCCACCGTCTCGGCTCTTTTATTCTTTGGAGAGGCTTACCGACAGCGGCGAAACGTTTCTTGACAACTAATTGCCAACTATACTCGTTGGCCTCGTTGTGCCTTGACGCCGAAACCTTCTCGGCGTTACCGAACTTTTCCAACATCCCCCAGACATCCTGCCAGTACAAATCCACCATCTTTTGTATTCGACACTGCTCAGTACCGGCCTTCGGCGCATAATCAGGGTCATCACAATACAAAATCAAGAAACCGCCAACCTTGACCTTCGACCACCATTCGGCCAAAACCGCCTCAGGTGCAGAAAACTCCTCAAGACAATGCGAACTGTAAACATAATCATAGTAATTGTCGCCGAGAAAAGCAAGAGAGTCGTTGGCGTGTAAGTCGGCATGAATATCACATAGCTCCGTACTGCCAATAGCAAATGCTTGCGGGTTTATCTTGACGTCCTTACAGCCAATGTCCAAACCTGGGCCGGTACAAAAAGATACCAGTCTGAACTTGCACTTATCAGTTTCTCTTTTGCCGTCTAAGTCTTTATGCCACATAATTTCAGTCCTCTTTTCTCTTAAAAAGAAAGAAGGGAGCGCACAATGCGCTCCCTTCAATAAATACTAAGTTCCCGTACCACACGTTACGTGAACTATACGACTCTCACCGTCCGCACTATTATCCCATGTTTTATGGAAACCAAGGATACCGTACCAGGCAAGACCCTTACTTCTTCCGTAGTCTGATACTTCTTTCGGAATGAGGTGCGGAGGCTCGGCAATACCGTACGCAACGGCATCTGCGCCGAAGAATACGGCCTCACCATACTCACCGTCAACCCCACTCGTCCCGCCTAAAACGTTAGACAAGAGGTGAGTTTCCTCAACGACCCGACACCCATAAAGCCGACCAACCTCACCGGCCCACATATTACTCGGATTGTTGTACTTGTAAGCGTCCTGCCAGCCACTGTCGGCAAGCAGACCTTTGACAGCGTTGGGTGAAGCAATACAAATGTAATCCTTACCGTCATAGGTAGGCATCTGCTTTGACTTCATCCACTGGACAATGTTCCTGACGTGATATGCGTTCAAATCGCCGAGTGCCGTGTTGTTCGTGGCTATCGCACCGGTAGTTGAGAATATACCAGTGTCCGTGCCCCTGATAGTGTACTCTACATCAGAGCTGGCAAACTCGTCATAAGCCGCCTGGTCAAGAGCCTTGGCCATATCGTTCTTCAACGCCTGAACAATAGCACTGTGCACAGACAGCTTACTTAACGCCTCAACCTTGCCGGAATATGGAATTGCACGACCGTACTCGGTGATAGTCAAGGTGCCGAGCTTAATCGAGAACATAGAGACCGGCATCACGGAAGTTTCGGTCAACTTCGTACCGGCAGTCGTTATATTGGAAATCTTGTCATAAACTAATTCGTCGTGCATTCCCTTGCCAAAGGCTTCTTTGGTATCACAGAACTGCACGAACTTCATTATAGGCTGGGCTGCGTGCCTTACCTTGGCGGAAAGCGTCGCCATAGACAACGCACCACCAATAGTATCAGTGGCAAACCATTGCTTATCAGCCATTTTTTAACTCCTAAACTTAAATAACCATCTTTCTTTTTTCTTGACTTTCCCGCAGATATGCTACGTATTCTGCGGCTGACTCAGGTACGTCTTCCTTTGAAGGAATAGCCTGGTCGCCACCCTTTAGTCCGGCGGCGGTAGCCTCTTTGCTCTTGGCTTCTTTGGTTTCCTTCTCAATCATTGACGCACCTTTTGCACGTTCGGCTTCGAGAAATTTCTTGGTGTATTCTACCGCCTTCTCAATCCTGACGCTCATCTTATGACGAGGGTCAGTCTTGTTCTGGAGATAGAAGCCAACCTGGTCTTCATATTCGACCATATCTGGGTATTTCCTGCGAAAATCCATCGTTATACGAGCAATTTCCTGAGTTTGTTTCAACTCCCTTATCTTAGCGTCAAGCTCCTTCTTGCTCACATAACCGTCGTCACCATCAAGACCATCTTCTGCTACACCGTTCACTTTACTCCAGTCGATATACGGGGTAACGGAGTCGAGGAGTTCCTTGTCCTTGGCGTATTCCTCTTTTATTCTTTTAATCTCCTGCGTAACCTTCGTATATTCCGGCTGTAAGTCCTTGTAACGCTTTTCCCAATTTGCGGATTCAGATTGAGTGTCCGCCTGCGGGGATTCCTGGGCCGGAGTGTCCCCTGTTTCTTCTTTTGCCATTTTTGCGAGTCCTTAAAATAAAGGGTATTCTTATTTTTTCTTCATCTACTCAGATGAAAGTTCGTTCATAAAAGATATAAGATTGTCAATAGCATTGACCGCCTGCTGAATGCGGACAAAGTCCATAGTCGTCTTAACAGTTAACATAGAGTCCATTAAAGCGTGCCTTCTTTCCATTAGGGACGGAAAAACAACTTTCGTCCAACCGCTCGATTCCAAAACATTTTGTACCTTCTGCGCTCTTTCCTCGTTCGTCATCATACACCTAACTCCTTCGCTTTTTGCATAATCTCTTCGGGACTCATTTTAGATACCTCCTCTCTGGCCCTTTTAGCACCGGCCTCGTTCAACTGTATCTTCTGGTCGGGACGCAACGGCTGGTTCGGGGCATAAGCGTCCTCGCAATCGTAAAGGTTCAGGAGCTTCTGCCACAAAACCTTAACATCCGTCAACCCGGCCAAAGTATCACTCTTTAACGCCATACCCAAAATCTCAGTAGTCCTCTGTACCTGCTCCCTGTGCACTAATAACAACGATAGACCGCCGACCTTAAAGTTCACATCAATATCCGGCGCACCGGCAAATTGAACTAATAAATCATAACCCATCTTCAGGGCCGGACGAATAGAATTAGTCTCCAAATCCCTTGCAATTGTATTAAATAATCCCTGAGCCTGAGAAGTTTTTAACTCCGCCTCCGTAGCAGTTTTAGTCTTGCCGGTCGAACCCATCAGGAACTCTGTAACTGCTGTGCCCTTTTCTATCTCGTCCTTTATCAAATTTAACATCGCAAAGACATCCTGACCAATATTACTGGTCTTAACCTCCTCTAAGGCCCTCTGGACACCAGTCTTGGCAATCATCTTGCCTGGATAAAGCTGTGTCAATGAACGCGGGTTAGATATATTGGCCGCATTAAACTCAAAGACCTTGTTCACACTGAAATTGAGATTGTCAATAGCAAGATTCATTATATTGTTGTAAGCATACTGGAGCCGGACGACCGGCTCAACTAAAGATACACCACAAGAACCCCTGTGTGGATATACTATCGGAACGAGCGGTATATAAGGACTTAACCCGTGGTCAAACGGATTGTCCTGCTGACGAATTATATACTTGTCATTGGCAATAACAATTAACTGATTCTCTTCTATCTTATCGCCCGTAATTATATCGCCCCAATACTCAAGAAGCCGAACCCTCCTGTCCGGCCTACTGTAATCGTTTAAGTCCAACCTGCTCTGCCTGCGAGCATCCTCGTCAGCGTCCTTAAAATCCTCGGCAAGACCCTTAATCACTTTAATATCGTAAATCTCTTTGCCGGCAAGAGCGTTTATTTCCTTGGCCATCGAAAGCAACTTGGCCCAGTCCATCTCTTTACACTCTATAAAATACTTCGGACGCTCGTCAGCGTTTGGAACCCAATCAGGGTCAACGAAAAGATTGGCAATATCAATGTTCTGATAAGAAAGACCGCCCTCCCATAAACATTTTATAACACCAAAACCCAAAAGGAATGATGTTTTGACAGACTCACTGAAAGCGTCAGCGAAATTGCTGTCGTCTATAACCCGCTTATAATCGTCCTCAATATCGTCAATGCCCTCAAAATCCGATTCCATCTTAAATAACTTGTGAGTGGAAATTACAGCACGCTTGACTATACTTGTCGCCTGCTCAACTACCATCGAAATCTTCGGTATGAAAATCTGAGACTGCCAAGCCTTCTTCTTACTGTAATCCTGCTTGTTCTGAAAGAGCGTCCATAACTCCTTCTGGGCAGTACGCCGGTCAACCGTAGCGTCCTCAGCCGCTTGCTTCAATTCCAGAATGTATTGTACTTTTTTTGTCTTATCCATCAAAATGCAGTCTCCAGTACTTTTTTTGTCTTATCCATCAAAATGCAGTCTCTACAGCATAACTTTCCGCCATAATATTGTCGTCAATATCAACAATAGAACCGGCATCTACCGACTCCATTGCAAAAAGACCCAAAACCAAACAATCACTGTAATCATTACTGCGGCCAAGACGCTTCTTAATGTCCTTCTTACTCTCTATCTGAACCTGACCGACAGAATTCACCCTGTACCGAACCGTATTCAAATCCTCAATTAAATCATGCTGGTCAGGAATAGATACGCGACGCTCGCGAAACATCTCCTGCGCGTGCATCCACATCTCGGCACGCTTGTTCTTGAAACGCTCCTTATCACTGCTCCGCTCGCCCGAATTGATGCCAATTACATTAAATCCTAACTCCGATATCCTACTCCTTATGCCACTACCAATACCAATAGAATCAATGGCTATCAATGACGCACCGTGAACCCTCTTCATCTTTATGCACTTGCCGGCAGTTACCATCGGCTCCTGCTTGACGGTAACCTCCATATCAACTACCCTGCCCTCCTCTATCGCCATTATCACCGTCCTGTCATCACCAAACTCCGCAGGGTCGCAAGCTATTAACTTCCTCGGCGAACCTAAATATACTAAATCAGCGTCAATAGCGTCCATAATGGCTGCGTATGGAATGCACCGGTCGTCAACGTCCGTGTCCTCGTGAGAATTCAAAACATACCTCCGATAATTCGCCGGAGATTGAACCTTCATACTCTCCAAATCCTTCAAATAATCCGAATATATCTCGCAATCCTTACCACATAAACCGCAAACGTTCCGACCATCAATAATACTAAAATCAGAATTGCAACACCTCGAAATATGCGGTAAATTGCGGGCATTATCAAATGTAGTAGCCTCGTATAATGGAAAATCAGGATTACTACCACGCTTCCACGTCCGCCATATCCAATTGTGCCCGTTAGCGTTAGCTATTATAAAACCCTGACGAAGACAACCACTGCGACGTAACCGGCCCCTCAACTTCTGAAATACCTCGTCATTGTCAAACTCCTCCGCCTGCTCTATGAAAAACCAACCTAAATTGATGTTCTGTATGACCCCAGCTAACTCGTCTGCATGATGAAATAATATCTTGCTACCATTAAAAAATGTATCACTCTTATCACCACGCTTCACTACCCTCCGTGTATATCGCTCGTAATCAGCTAATGTACTATCCCTCAAATCTACAAAATTACGACGCAATATAACCCCTAAATTGTTCGGATACTCTAAACTTAAATTAACGCCCTTGATAATCGCACATAACGTCTTGCCAGTAGCCCAACCACTTACCATCGCAGGAAACCGACTCCTGTCCATTACAAAATCATGCTGAAACGGCTCTAATTTTAAGTCCCAATTAGACACTATCTACGTCTCCGATTCCTACCGCCCCTGCGAGGCTTAATGTCCCCCTTCTTGCCTACACGAGGCGTTCTGCCACATTCACCCTTTCTTGGTAATGCCATATCAAACCCCTTTCTTTATCTTCCTTTGGTTTTAACAACACATATTCTTTGCCGTCGATACGTATACGGGGCATCAACCTATCTTGCTCCGACAAAAACTGTTTTACTTCTTCAATTCTCTTCAGCGAAATTCCCATTTGTCCTCAATAATCATTATCTTCCGGGACTCCAAAATCCATGGGACTCCAATGAAATAATGCCGAACGGGACTCCAATGCCTTAATCTTGGCTATATCAATCATACCGGTATCTCTTACCCACCCCGCCTTTGCGCGGTAGGGGGGGCACCTGTAAAGCCGTGGTAAAGGGCCTGCCCTAAGCCCTGCAAAGCTCCTGCAAAGGCCTGTCAAAGCCCTATCAAACCCTTGCTTTGCCTTTGCTTTACCTATGCTTTGACCTAACATTAATATATTCATTATTCATACCTATTGAGTATTCGCTGCTATGCCTGCGGAGCTGTCCTTTGTATGTCCCCGCAATATTCTATACTTTCCCTTGTTTTTGGTACCATAAAGGCCTGAGTAGTTTATGACCTATCGTCCCTTTTAGTTATATTAATCGATATGCGCTCCTGCCGTTCGTTGACATTATCGGTGAACATTGATAAATATCGGCCCCTAAGCTCACTTAACCGGGCTATAGCGGCCAAATCCTGCTTCTGACGGGCTATCTTGATGCCATAGTCCAAATCATCTAAGACCTGTTGAACTGTTAACTCTGTTTTCTTGGCTATTTCGGCCCTTCTTACAGCTAAAGCGGCACTTATACCAGCATTCACCAGCAGCCTGCCAACTATATTGTTCGCTGTTTTTGCACTATAACCAGCTCTTATAGCAGCTTGAGTAGCATTGTTATCTTTAAGATATTCATCAACAAATGCTGCTTGTTTTGCAGTTAGATTGCGTTTTATGTATGCTTTCTGCATAAAACCTTAATATTATCTTAACAATATCTTAACACAACAAGATAGACCCGAACTATATCCCCTTTGGCACCCCTCTGAGTTTAACAGATGTTTATTATAGCTATTTAGTAGGTGGCCGGCCTAATAGTTTCTGGTGCCTTCTTGGGTCGGGAGTTGACATCGGTGGGTCATTGCTCCCACTGTTTGGATGGTATAGCTGACTACTTGCCCCCGATTATTGATAATTCCGTGTCTTAGACGTGGTCTTATCACGGTTCCGTAGCACCATCCGTTATACTAATCAGCTTCTTTTTGCTCAGGCACATCTTGATTCAAGCCTAAGCGCGGCGAGAGTTTGTTTTCCATAACCGCTATTTTTATATCAAAAAGAGCTATTTATTAGATATTCACCTAACAATCATTGGTTGTTCTCTAAACTTGCGCGGCTTTCGGTGCCAGAACGCGCTGCCGTAACATTTCGGGCAGTATTCCGGCCTTGTTGCGGTTGCATTCGCGCAGTAGTAGCACTCGTACCATTCTTTTTTATCGCCGTTCGCCGGTAACATTGCATTGAAGCCGTCTGGTACAAACGGCACATCATCAACCCTGCCGCCTTGCAGGATATTCGCTATTGTTACCATACTATTATTATTATACGCGCGGGCCAAAAAAATGTCAAGCAAAAAATAAAAGTTTTTTTTGGAACTTTGCCAAATCACCGGTTTTACTATCGACAAAAAATCTCAAACCTTATCAACAAAATATTGCGATTTCAGGCCAAAAACAACGATTTCAAAAAAATATTGGAAATTATTAAAGTTTATAGTTGACATTTGACGATTATAATGTTAGTATGTAATTGTAAAATGAATGATAATTGATAACTTTTATTGAAAAGGGTAAGACTATGAAATTGTACGACAAAGCAAAAATGCAAGCAAAAACATTGAAACCTTTTGTTGCTCAACATCCTAAAACAGGACTATGGTATGGTATTGACCGGATATTGCGGATACCTGTTACAAATGGATTCAAAACAAAACAAGAAGCACAAACAGCTTGGCAACAATTTGTAGCCGTTTATATAGCTGATGTTGCAACGCAGGATTATAATTTAGACTAATGACAACATCCTCCACCGCGACGGTAACACGGCGCGGACTTGGATGTTGTTTGAATTGAATTGAAACTTTAATGAAAAGGGGTAAAACTATGAAAACAAGAATAAGACAAATCAGACACGGTGTATACGTGATTGATGAACAAATAATCCCTTCTGGCTCACATAGAGGCGCCGGTTCATACATCACGTGGGATGAAAGGTTTGGTTCTTACGAAAAGGCGGATGAATACCTAAAGAAAACACAAAACAAAAAATCATCAGAATAATCAGCCCGCACCGGCACACCGCCGGTTCGACTCCGGCGGCGGGTTTTTGTGAAGTTAAACGTAAATATGATTTATTGATTGAAAAAGGGTAAAACTATGAATTACACAATCACGCACAATCACGATGGCAGCATCACAATCAGCACTGTTCACAATGGCATTTACAAGCATCGTCTGTATATCGGCTATACAGAGAAACAGGCCGAGCGGCTATTTTGTGAATGGCTGACAAAGTACGCAGAAAACGAATTTGTCAATCAAAACTAAATTGAAAACTTTAATGAAAAGGGGTAAGACCATGGAAATCAAAAAGTATCACAAACAAGGACTGGGTTATTTTTGTTTGCTTACTAATCGACTGGTTTTTGGCGTAGGCTGGGAACTTTTTAA